CGACCTCCAAAGGTTTTGAGTGTTGCACCCGCAGGTCTAACTCTAGATACATCCCACTTGGGAATTTTGCCACTGTATAACAGAGATATAAGTTCTCGGTATGATGAAGCCCACCCAATTTTACTATCTGCGACATTAATAACTGTATCTGTGTCATACAATTTCTCTGCTACTTCTGGGAGTTTATTAATGTACTGGCGCTCTACAGAAAACCCTACACCAGTACCACACATAAGAATGTACATAAGCTCATCGAAGGCACGTGGGTGATCTACGACAAGGTATGAGCAGTTAAAGCCTGCTACATTGTCCCTGTCGAGAGCCTTCCCTGCTGTCATCATGGCCCGCATACTGGGCATAACATCACAGTTAAAGATAGCGTGAAAGACCTCATCAGCGGTGTCACGGTCTAGCTGACCACGATCAACGAAGTAATCTATATACCGCTCTACAGTCTCTCGCCACTCCTCTCGACGCTGTTCCTCTGGAATGTACCGTGCATACCGTGACTTGTGAATGTATTCCTCATAACCAGTCTTAAGCATATTTCCTCCCTAGGATAATGTCTGGATTGTTCTTCATGAAGTCTAATACCCTAGCTAGTGCGTACTCTTCCCTAGGGTTATCTAAGTAATTGATCAGCTTGTTGAGGACTACTTCAAGTCCTTCTGTATCTACAATTTCTGAGAAGTCAGACATAGTGTACTCATACCATGCCTCTTCCAGATCAGCTTGTGACATAACCACATCTTCAGACTGCATAATAAGCCCTCACTGCCTCTAATGCACGAATGAACTCTTCAATCTCTATCCCATCCTGATCCATACAGCTATCAAAGATACCCATGTAAGGTGTTGTAGAACCTTTAGAGCGCAACCTCTCAATATATTTTAGTTGTTGCACCATGTCATGTTTAATTACATCCATGCTCTCTACAAATGCTCTATCAACTACTTCGCTGTCTAGCTCAATAACGATCTTGTGCATACGTTACTCCATACCCAACCAGTATCCGATAATAGCACCAGCTAACATCACCATTGATATATCCAGTAACATTGTCTCATACATCACCTATCTCCCTTACCCTGTATCGTACCATTACGAAGACGCCTGTCGAGCTTCTCTATGTTGGCCTCTGCTACTTCTTCTAGGTGTATCCCTTCACGTTTGAGTAACACAGCTAGGTTCCAGAGTACATCTCCAGCTTCTGATACAACCTTGTCACGGTCGATAGTTACTGTGTCACCCCGTAGAAGGGGCTTGATGAACAGATCAGCTAACTCAGCGGATTCTACCATAAGCGAGGCTATAGGGTACATCCTGTTCTTGAACATAGCGAACTGTTCTGCACGGAGCTGGTATTCATTAAAGTCCATCGCTACACAACTCCTTTATTAACCTATCAAGATACCAGCGAGCCTTACGTAAATCTTCTACACCGTTCTTGTAGGAATGTCTGTGAATATACTTTATCACGTTACCTTCGCAGTAGGCATAGAAGTTCTCACCTAGCTGTTGTTTTATGTAGTCAATGGCCTCAGTAGAACCATTGTTGTAGTGTGCTGGTTTTTCTACTACGTCATACTGACCCTTCTCTTCCCACCACTGCTGGCGCTGCTGGCTCTTCTTACTAATACGATCCCACTCTGCTTCTGTTGCGTCATTGATACTCATGAGTACTTCCTCCGTAGGAATTCAAGAGAGATAGGCATCTCGTCGAACTGCCCATCGTTTACCTCGTTCAACATCCAGATACCTCTCCAGCTACGATTAGTCTGAGGGTTCAGATATTCCTCATCGTGTTGGTAGAAGATACCACCAAAGATACCTGTCATCCTCTTACCATCTGCCCTAGTAGCGAAGGCTATATCTCGGTCCTGTACATGGCCCATTACACACGACATGTGCTTCTTTGTCAACATCAATCTAGCAGAAGATACAGGTCTACCCATAACACCAGAGCAGAAGTAATGACTGTAGGCTACACCGTCTATGATAACTATCTCAAGGAAGGGGTGGACTTCCCATCCGTCCTGCTTAAGCCATAGATCGTCGAAGCTTATAAGCCCATCTAGCTTACTGTCATCGTTGATAGCCCTCATAATACGGTTCTCGTGGTTACCGAGAAGGAAGACCATCCGTGGATTCCACATAGGTTTCTTGTTACGCCTAAGCCTGCTTCTCTCTTGCTCGATAGGCAACAGGAAGTCATCCATAGCATTCTTACCTGCTATTATATCATCGTTATAACGCCTCCCTTCAAAGCACTTCTTACCTACATCGTAGGTACTCAGAGAAGGCATATCCCAGTGGTCACCTAGGTGGATGATTACATCAGGTTTCTTCTCAGCAGCGTACATACCAGCCCATTTAAGGTGCTCTGTGGTTGATCCGGGCTTGACTTGTGTATCAGGGATTACTAAGTGTCTCATACATCCTCCGCAACAAGTTTCTGATACATTTCCTCATGCACCAATAGCATTGCATCTCTCAGTTGTTGTGAAACTCTATACAGGCCACTTACTTCAGTAGTCCAAACATCATGCTCGGAGTTTTTAAGCAGTCGTTCGGCTTTAAGGATGGCCTCACAATAATCACGCACAATTTGCTGTCCGTAGTCAGTCATACATCCTCCGTGGTGGCGAGGGCTTCATGTGCCTGCGCTCCCTCGTCTGATCCAAAGTCCCCATATCCCGTTTCGACATAGGCCAGTAATTGCTCCAACGTCTCCCGCATCACCCGCACCTTGTATCGCTGTGCCACAGCATCAGCCTCCGCAGCGGCGAGTTTGGATTCTAGTCGAGTTATTGCTTCATCCAGAGGCTCACCCAGCCACTCGGCTGCGGCTTCCAGATTGGCTGCAAGACCGTCTCGCTCGTAATCGCGTAGCGCAGTAGCCGCCGTGTGCAGCAGGTTTGCTATGTCACTCATGATGGCTGTCTCCTTTTGCTAACCCCTTTAGGGCACCTGAGTACTTCTTCGCTATCTTGTCACCAACCTTCATTTGTCTAACTGTCTGCTTGGTCACCCTACTCCTCCTCTTACGCTTAGGTTTAGGCTTGAGGTGCTTAGGGTGTAGTGGGTTATGAGAGTACTTACCCTCCCAGTACTTCAGGAGATTCTTAAGGAACAGCTTAGGGTCATCTCCTCTTGACCGTACCCCTGCCCAGTGGAGTATCTTACCTTCTGCGGCGTTACACGATCTGTGCAACACTTGACGTACATGCCCTGTAACGTGACAGTGGTCTAACGCAGCTTCGTAGACCTCTATGTACAACCCGCATAGTGGACAGACACTCTTCTGTTTAGCTAGTGCAGCCTCCCTGTAAGTCTTAATCTCAGAGTTTTTAAGGGTTACACCCATTCCATAATCTCTTGGACTGCCATGTCCTTAGCTGCTTCAGCACCGAGTGAAAGAAGGGTATGGGTTATGTTATCACCTATGTTTGACACCACCTCTATACCGAACTCAGAGGTAACACATACAGCACAGAGGATACCACCAGCGTCTAGGATGTCGTTCATCTTCTTACGCATCTTAGTCTTACCTTCATTCTCCTCTGGCTTTAAACTTACCACCTTCAAGGTACTGTCTGTATCCTTCGTCATGTTCAGCTCCGATAGTGTCTAGTGTGAATATCTCGTCGTAGTCTCTGAGCATCCAGAGTAGCATCCCTTGCTCTTGGAAGTACTCCTTCGTTACCTTCTCTGACTGACCCTCTGAGTAACCCCAGTAGTAGTACAGGAAGGTTACAAGGGCTAGTGAATCAAAGGCAGTACTGACAGTAGAGAGAAGCTTCTTGGCAGTAACTGGCCCTACACCCTTACCTCGTATACCTGCATCATCCTTTATCCACTTAGGTAGATTAGGTAACCCCTTGATGTTATCGCAGTTGTCACCTACAAGTAGCTGGTAGCAGAAGTGTCTGGTAGCTTGTAGCTCACTAACCCAGAACCGTTCTCTGCTAGTTGGATTGTAATGCCATCCGGGTGTGTTCTTTAAGTCTTTATCAGGCGATGATACGATTACTCGACATTCATCTTGGTCACCTCCGTTAGCTAGGAAGTCTTGGTATAAAAGAATGGAGACCTTATCATCGGCCTCCATCCCGTTAACCTGCTCAGCACCTAGCACCTCAATCATATAACGTGTTATATCACCGAAGTGACTAGGCTTCCTAGCTGATCTGGTACCCTTGTACTCAGGAACCTCATCCCTGAAGTTCCCTTTCCCTTTGATGAATATCTTATAGTCGGGATCATCACAGTCACGAGTGATCTGCTCTACCTTCTTCTTGATCAGGTGAAGAGCATGACTCAGAGGCTCACTTTCAGCAGCAAAGCCACTTGAGTAAATCATCTGGTCACCGTCTATAGCTATCACTCTCTTTCGCCCTTGAACGTATCTACGAAGTGAGTAAGGAGGTCTATCAACTTTTGAGCTTCCTCGTTATCACGTATGTAAAGAGCTACGCCACCAGAGTTATAAACTGTTATAGTGTCATCTACCATAACACGGCCATCAAAGCGCCAACTCTCTGTTACACGTACAACCGGATCATCATCGTTGATGAACCCAAGGCACTCTACTACCTTATCTGTAGTTTTCAAAACAAATCCTCCTCAATCTTCTTTGACGTAGGGGTAGAACGCTTCTCTACCTTCTCGATCTGTTCATCAAGGGCAGAGCTGGTATCCTCTCCTTCCTCGTAGTGCTTACGCAGACCCTTCATGACCTTGTAGATAGTCTGTGTCTGCTCAACGAAGAACTTGTAGAACTCAGGTGAACCTGCGGCACCCGGAGAGCCGTGAAGAGATACCTGCATAGCGAGGTTAGCCGCATGACCTAGCTCCACACCCAGAGTACTGAATCCACCCTTGGCTGGACTAGCACCTGCGGAGCCACCCGAACCACCGGAGATGATCTTCACGTTCTTCATGAACTTACCACCACCATTGTCGAAAGACACCTCAGCACCTTTCTCTGGCTGGACCTTAGCCCACTCCATCTTAGTTGAGTACCATGTACCTCCTACCTGAATGCTGTACTTGTCGAACTTAGTGGATACTGCTTCTACTACGCCAGTTACAATCGCCATAATGTCCTCCTAGGACTGTTGGATTACTAGTATAACACTGTTACTGTTTACTGTCTAGTGAGTTTCTGCCCAAGAATTGCCTACTTTGTACTCACCTGTTAGGGGTACGTTGAGACCAAGAACTTGAGCTGCGTCTGTGATTGATTGAACTCCTATCTTACCTACCTCCTCTGCTATGTCAAGTGGGCACTCCCATTGCTCTTCATCGTGGTATCTGATGAGGGCCTTAGCCTCCGGGTATAACTCTGTTATACGCTTGTGAGCAATTACTAGAGCGTACTTCATGACGATGGCACCACCGCCTTGGAGCTTAGTGTTAAGTAATGAATGTTGTGATCTCGTCAGTAACCACCTCCCGTCTAGTCCAGTTATGTACTTCTTGCCTTTTGATTCCCAGTCTTTCTCGATAGCTGCCTTGAGCTTCCTGAGACCTTCGTTGTTCTTCCAGAAAGAATCATACCACTCCTTGGCTGTGTTCAAGGGTACAGACAGAGACGATGCAAGTCTAGCTGGTTGTGCTCCATACGTGATAGCGTACTTGAATGTCTTAGCTGTTGCCCTGTCAGGCAGCCCTAGTGCAAGCTGATTCTTTGTGTGGATGTCACCGTCCATGATCTCATCTGCATAGTCAGAGTCGAAGGGGTACACATAGTGAGCCTCCATACAAGCCTCAAGAGACGAGGCATCCCAGCCTACCATGACCATACCCTCTCTAGGTATGAATAGAGAGCGTACCTCCTTGCCTAACACAGAGCCTACACGGGGTATGTTAACGATGTCCCTGTGGATGAACCTACCAGTAGGAGTACCTAACGTGTCTGCACTGTGGTGTATAATACCTGTCTCATATAAACCGGCGATACCATCAGATGTCTTATAGACCAATCCAGTACCTTTGTCCGAGCGAAGGATATTCTTACGTGACCTGCACGTAAGCCACCTAGTGATCAGGTCAGACTTCTCAGGCGAAAGAATCTTAGTTAAGTTAGGGCAAGGTTCTTTACTTACTGGGTCAGTAAGCCTAGGAGAAGTCTCTATAGTCCTACCTGCAACCTTCTTGGTATTCCAGATAGTAGGCTTCCAGCCTTGCTCTAGCAGGTACTTCTTTAGGTCAGTCTGATTACTCAGAGTTAGCTTCCTCTCAGTGATCAGTGGTTCCTTGATAGGGAGTTCATGGTGTTCGTCGTTCACCTCGGCTACCCAGATCAGCTCACCTCTCTCTGATACAAAGCGTAGGAGCTTACCTCCGCAATGACCCTCGATATAACGTGTTATAGCTGATGATAAAGTCCCGTCCTTCTTGAACTGTATCTTAGGTGGGTGTTTAACGGCAGAAGGTGGGAGAGGCATAGTAGGTAACCACTCCTCAGCTTCCCTCTCTAAGTGCTCCATCGCTATTTCTACCTTCTTAGCTAGAACTAACGCGGAAGATACGTCGAACCTGAACCCGTGCATCCCCTGCTCTTTGATCAGCCTAGCTACGTGCTGCTCTAGCTGTAACGGAGTCTTGAAGGAAGAGCCTACACCGAGCTTACTGATCTCTCTTTTGAGGCGTTCTATTACCTTGGTGGTAAGTATACAGTCAACTTCACAGTAGGTAGATAGCAAAGCTAAAGAACACTTATCGTAGTCAACCTCAAGCTTGCCCTCTCCGAAGTACTCCTGTGCATAGTTCTCAAGGGAGTGTGACTTCCTGTCGTTGAACACCAGCTTGGACAGGATGTAACCATCTGCGTGTTTAATATCACGCTCTTTGAACACACTTACTAAGTCTACACCCC